CAACAGACGATACAAAAATCAAAAGGTTGTCTATTAAACCTTGTTGTTTTTTTGCTTTGGCCTGAAGGGCTTTAGATTCTTCAGCGGCTCGTTCTTTATACATACGAACCCTCTCCTTCATCATTTCATCCCAAACATCTTTATTGCCGGACCAGATGAGCATTTCTTTTAGGTCTTTTTCAGCTTCACGCAAAGCTTTACTTTGCATAGCAATCTGTAAAGACTTAGACCTAATTTGTCCATTTGTCATTCCTTTAATTTCACCTAAACAATGAGCTGTGTGTATCTTGTCACTGTTCTCAAAGAATGATGCAAATTGTACATATAAACCTTTAATGTCCTTACCCATAGCGACAGCTTGTTTGATGCCACCTATGGCTCGTTGAGCTGTTAAGAAGGCTAACTCTATGGATGCAGGATCGATCATTTTTTAGTTTCTTTTTTCCACTCCAAACAAACAACTTTTCGATCATATACATCACCGGTCCAAGACCACCTAACACACTTCATTTCTTCTGAGTAAGAATATGTTGTCAGCGTAATTAATACTAATATTGCCGACAACACATACTTCATTTTGAAAGAGGGTTATCGAGAGCTTTTTGTAATTTTGTGTCCATGTCTTTATTGGTTTTATCCAATTTGATTTCCAAATCGCGTTTCACTTTATCCATATCCGAACGAACACGCTCAATATCATCTCTAGTTTTATCTAGACTTGCACGAACATCCGTACGGACAGATTTCATTTCAGTTTCTGTTTCCCGTTGAGATGCTTTTACCGAACGTTCTATTTGTTCTGCAACACCTTCAATTCTACGTACATCACTTTTTAAATCGTTTTTGATATCTCTAGTATAATCTGTTGACTTCTGTGAATTTTCTTCAACAACGGCCAACCTCTTATCAAACACGGATAAGTCCGGTGCAACATATTCAGCAATACGTTTTTTCATGCCTTGGTAGTCTTTGTAGACTTCAAAAGCACCGTAGAGTCCGCCTAGTGTTGATGAAACTAATGTGAATGCAACCATCAATTTAGCCGGAGTAAATTCATATCCACCAATACTGATGACTGTATCTTTACTAGCATATTTTTTTGCAGTTGTTTCTAGTTCGTCTATTTTTGCATTTACGTTTTTAATTTCTTCTGCCATTTTATTTTCCTAAGTTGTATTGAGAATTAATCATTTCCTGATGTTTATTATCTGAACCACCAAACATCCTTGAAGTAACACGATTATCAACATTCACTTGATTACCATACACAGAATATGGTTTATATCCTATTGCATCTTGTATAAATGTTTTACCGTAAGAATCGAAACCGGGAGTAAATCCCATTGCTTGTATAACAAGGTTCTGTACTTGCACTTGAGCTTCCATTGATGCGGCCTGACCCATCTCATTAGCTTGATTCATACCTTTTTCAACAGCTGCAGCTCTGGCTTGCGCCTGACGCTTTTCAGCCAGTGCTTGACGATTCGTCATCGGTGCATCTTTTTTCGGACTATCACCTGACGATTGTTGTGAATTACCTGTCGAAGCAACACTATCTGGTTTATCAGATTTAGCTTCAGCTTCAGGTTTACTATCAGCCTTTGGTTCGTCCTTCTTTGTTTCCTGTTGTGCTACAGCTGTCGGCGCTGCCGGTGCAGGCGCAGGACTCAATTGAACCACCGCAGCCGGTGAATTGTTCGATGCACTTGGTGGTGCAGCCGCAATTGCTTTATCGACATTTGTATCACCAGTAGCAGAAACGGCAGTCGAAACACTACCGTCACTGCCAATAGTTGTGGTAGCAACATTTGTCGGCTGTATTGTGTTTGTTGGATTTGGTCCGGAAGACACTGGAGCATTAATTATATTTTTCAAGGCATAGGCGGCCGCATAACCAGTACACACATTACTGTAGAGTGGATCAAGAGAACATTGTTGATTCAAATATGCTGCATCATAACCAGGACAATCTGTTGCATATAATGCACTGATGGTACATTGTTGTGATTTATAAGCTACATCATAACCTGAACATGTTGTCGAAAATAGTGGATTAATTGAACACTGTTGATTCAAATATGCTGTTGCGTAACCAATACAATTCACATCATACAATGGATTGATTGAACATTGTTGAGTGAAGTAAGCTGTCGCATAACCCGGACAAGCACTTGAGTAAAGTGGATTAATTGAACATTGTTGTTGAGTATATGCTGCTTGATATCCAGAACAAGATGTAGAATATAGTGGATTGGATGAACACTGTTGTATTAAATATGCAGCAGCATAACCAGGACAAGTTTGTGAATACAATGGATTCGATGTGCATGGATCAATAACAATATCTGGTGTTTGTCCCGTAGTCATCTGTGTTAAACCAGGAATAGTAAAATTTTGATTCAAACTACCTTGTTGTATCACTGCAAACTCACCTTTAGATGCATCACCTATAATGCCAATTGCCGGTGTATTCATTGTTATCAATGCACCCGTCCAACGCATATCAATACCACCAGTACTATCAATCTTCAATTCAAAACTGGTTTTATTTTGTGGTACACCAAGGCGTTCCACATTATACCATCCATAGGTCATACTGTTGGCGTTACCCAATGAATAATGTGATCCAGGACCGCCATACATATCTGTTTGCATCATTAAGATACTGTGATTATATGCTGATGGAGTGTTTCTATCAATAGTGATACCGTTGCAACAAAATGTATTGTTTCCTGGATTCATTGGCCCAAACTGCACAGTGCCATTACTATACATTGTTGAATTAGTAAATGTTCTGTCAAAAAATGGGAAAGTAAAACCCAATGGTACATTTGCATATCCATCATCATATAATTGATAAGGTGTTGCTGCAGGATTATTATTGATAAATTGTAACGCCTGCGGATTGGCCATCACATTTAAGGATAAAGGACTTCCTGGAATTGGAATAGTCACAACCTGTGCATATGTTACCGAATAACTCAGTAAACATCCTAACAAAAAACTAAAGAGTTTCATTACTCTAAACTTTTAACTTTTTGTGGTATACGTTCTGGTTGTACATCCCAAATTTCTTTGGCGGCCGCACCAATTTTTCCATCCACGGGACATGGAGTTCCCGCATTCATCATAGCGGTAAACACGCGCTCATCTTGGCACATAGTAGATACTGCGGCAACCTTCATTCCCATATCATATAAAGCACGGCTTAATTTTAACCGTTCACAATTTTTATCCGTCATAGTACCTCCAAAGGAGAGACCTAATATTTGTGTTTGAGCAGCACCGGAATATCCAACCGCACAAATATCACTGTTGATTACTGTGATTGCTGGTGCAACGGCTGTAGGTGGCGGAGAATTTACCGTGGTTTTACTGGTAGATGTGGAATCGGTAGTAGATTTACTTGTCGAGTCAGTTACGATTGGTTGTGCAATCGTTGATGATGTAAACATAACAAAAAGAACCACTGTGGTTAACTTTTTGAACATTCTTTTCCCTTATTGTTGTGGTAGATATATTTTTTCTGGTTGACTTTTCACTGAGAATGATATATAATTACAACTCTATTTCTATTTATGCGGTTAGAGCCCGCCGAACTCATCAAAAAAAGGTATCACAACATGAATATTTGTGTATTTAAATTAGTCACCGGAGAAGAGGTTCTAGGTGAAGTTACAGAAAACCAGTCACAATCGGTTGTTGTGGTAAAAAATCCAGTTGGCATTGCTGTGGTGCGTGGTAAAGATGGCACACCAAATGTTGGTTTTGCACCATTTCCAATCCATGCCGAACAGAAAACCGATTCGGAATTTAAATTTCAACGAACACACATCGTATATGAATATGTTCCAGCAGAAGACTTTATCACAAACTACAAACAAATTTTTGGTTCAGGTATTATCCTACCTAAACAACCAAGCATCATTACAGGTTAATGTCTAATTTTTATACCAATGTTCAATCCCTCGGTGGTAGAATTCTCTACCGAGGTGTCAAAGATGGCAAAAAAATCAAACTTAGAG